CGCGGACGAACCTTGTGCCCTGAGCCTTGTAGTAGCTCGCGCCACTTACAACCCTGCGGCTGACGAGTCGCAGATTCACAAAGCGCATCACGGCCTCGCTTCGGCGGGGTCGCGGTGTTTCTGGGCGCACGAAATGGGGTGGAGTTATTTAACGTTACCCTGTTGACAAGTCGATATAGTTTGGCGCAGTATAGGCGCATGGAAACCAGCATCGCAACTCCTGATTTTCTAGCCGCAACTCGGATGGCAGATCGCTGGGCTGACGATCGCGGTTCTAAGCAGTACAAAGCGGCAAAGTCCGTTATTGAATCTTGTCTCAGCGGGAAACCTGCTCGCATTTGTCCGCGATGCTCTGGCGCGGGTGGTTATAAGCACTGGCCGGGATTTACTTGCCACAAATGCAACGGAAAGGGCTACGTCTAAATGAACGACCCGGAGGTTAGGGGATGTCGGGACTGTATGCAGACAAAATTCCACGCGCCTTATTGCAAGATCAATTTGCATCGTTGCGGCACGCACTCCGTCACGATGCAGATGATCCGCAATTCTGAGCGCGGGGTTCCCTTGGCGGTTCTCAAAATCGCACAAGTGCTTTACAGCGAACTCAAGACCATTCACATGAAAGAAGCCCAACGACTCGCTGAAAAGATTATTCAGTTGCTATGACAGCTACCCTTAAACAACTACTCTGCCTCCGCTGTAGTCATACATGGTGGCCCCGATCAACAGAGAAGCCCAAGCACTGTGCAAATCGAAAGTGCAATTCTCCCTACTGGAATCGAAAGCGGGGAGCAGTGAAAGTCGGAAGGCCGAAGAAACCCGCTAAGTAGGCTCTCTACGCGGTGTGTATCTGAGGTAAAATAAGAGGCATGGAAATCAAGGTTGATATTGACGAGAGGTTGCTACACGCGGCCTCGCTGAACGAGCGGCAAGAGTTTCAGACCGCGTTGTTTTTAGCGGCATCCCGCGCGACTACGGACTTCGGCGCGAAGGTGAACTTTTCCGATCCGCTGCATTGGGTTATCGACGTTCCCGATGCTCACGTTGCCGCCGTGAATAAACTGCTAAATCCGTGAAGGCTTCGCGTTTAATTTCATTTATGAGGTGAGAGAGAGAATGAAGAAATGGCTACTTTGGAATATCGACATGGCGATCTATCGCTTGTTTTACTGGCGGTGGAGTCCGCGACTAAGACGCGATCCTGACTTGGCCTACATCTTCTCGAAGATCGGTGAATCGTGGACGAACGGACACCCGCCTGAGAACCCCGACAAACTAGATTCGTTAATCGTTGACGTGTTCGCCAAACCATGGCAAGCCCGCTCGCTGGTCGCAATAGCACGTCGAACGCTGCGCACCCGCCCCGCTTAGTTCCCCTCTCCGAAATAAACCCTATTTTTCGCTTACTCTTAGCCTGTGTCATGGCGATTAGCTAAGAGTCTCATTAAGCTGCGAGAGCAAATCAACGCAGCGCATCCTACGCGGAGCCGTGTGTCTGACGGCTCGATTGGGGACACAGCACATTCTGCCCGTAAAAGTGATCACAACCCAAATGCTCAAGGCGTGGTCACAGCTATCGATATAACCGCTGATACTGCAAACGGAGTTGACGGCCACGAACTAAGCCGGACTCTGGCGCAGGATGGTCGGACGAAATACGTAATTTTTGCGGGTGAGATCTACCGTTCCTACAAACCGCATCTTGGCTGGACTAAATACACTGGAGCCAACCCCCACAACAAACACGTTCACATTTCAGTATTAGCAAGCAACGCCGATGATGATGCTTTGTGGGCGAATATCGGAGAAGCGCGGCCAAAGATTATCGGTCGTTCAACTCTCAGATACAAGGATCGCGGGTCAAGCGTTCAGGACTTACAGAGACTGCTTGGAATCGAGCAAGACGGCGTTTTTGGCAACTTGACCCTCCATGCCGTGAGGGAGTTTCAAGAGCACCACGGATTAGAAGTTGACGGAATTGCTGGCCCTCGGTTTTGGGCCGTGATCGACAAATCAAACTGAGGAGGCTTTATGGGATCACTCTTTCAAAAGATACTTGGAATTAACTGGAAGACAACTCTTGCCGGTATCGCGGTTGTTATTGCGGCGGTGAGCCGGATTGCGGTGGCGTATCGAACAAGAGACTTCGAGGCGATATTTACTGACGGACAGTTAATCCTTGAGACGCTTGGCATCCTGCTTGCCGGTCTTGGTCTGCTCAGAGCCAAGGACGCAAACGTAACGGGCGTGGGCACGGCGGCTAAAGCCGTTGACAGTTCAGGCGTGGTTACGAACGTCGAAGGCGACAAGGTAGGCAAGCAGCCGGCGTGAACGCAATCCTTCTCTGGCTCTGGCGCAAGCTCACCGCGTACATAGAAGGTGCGCTTGATCCTGAATGGAAGGCAAGGGCCGAAGCGTTTGAGGCCAAAGTAGCAGCACAAGAGCAGAGGGCCAAAGAAGCCGAGGAACTTGCTCGGCAGTCTGAGGCGGCTTACCTGACATCGGTTAAGGAACGCGAGGAATGGGATCGTCTCTTGGTCGAATCGAGAGCGCGGGAGAAGGAATCAGAGGAAAGACTTCGAGCGAGCCAGGATCGGGTGAAGCAAATCAACGATGAAGCAAAGAAGTTGCATGAGGCTATTGAGGGCAAGTCGGACGCTGAGAAAGTGAGACTGGATTTATGACGAAAGACAGAGAGCGGGAGTTGCTAGAGCGAGTTGGCGAGATTGAGCGGCGCGTGAAGGAACTCGAAGCGCAGCCGCGTGAGTATCATTACCACTATCACCCGCCCGCAGTTCAACAGCCCTATACGTCGCCCGTGATTCCGGGATCGACTTGGATTGGTGATCCGCCGTATCAACCCAACTCGACGGCGTGGGTTGATAACGTGAATGGCACGATGCCGCTTGCGGTGCCCGTAACGTCCGTGGCTTTTAACTTCGGAGGGAATTAAGTGCGTCTTGCTGTGCTTCTACTGATGCTCTGCGCGCCCGTCGCGGCGCAAGATGCTCGCATTGTCGAGAAGTTGGCAGACGGTTCGTTCATTGTAGCGATCGGGGCAATCGAGTATCGCGCTTTACCGCCCGCGAAAGTCGCGGAATTAGCAAAACAGAAAGTCGATCTTGAGGCATCGCAGAAGGTCAACAATGAACTCAACTTCCAGATTAAGGAAGCGATATTACAACGCGATTTGGCGCAGGCTCGCGAGGATATCCAAAAACAGAAGGCGGCAAGTTTTGAGGCTGACTTTAATCGCGCGAGAGAAGATAGCAAGCGCAACTTCGGTTTGTTTATGAGCGAGCGAGAGTTAAGAGTTGAGGCCCAGCAATTCATCCCTCACGGAAAGACAAAGGGATTCATGGGCAAGGTGCTGACGTTTCTTGATTCGCCTTACTCACAGGCATTTTGGAAGTTAGCAGTCCCAACTTATCAGATGATCCGATGCCAATGACGAACTGGCGAGCAAATCTAAACGGAAACACAGGCTACTCAACTAGAGTTGGGCTATTACTTGTTTCTGTATTGCTCACGGTCAATGGGAATGAATTCTTTTGGAAAGTTGAAGTTAGTGGCGTGGGAGTAAGTACGTTGGATCGCGGTGATGGATGCGCCAAATTATTTCCTTTGAACGACGCAGATGGCGCAAAGAAAGCAGCATTAAAGCTGGCAGCAGCGCAATGAGTGTACACAACACTAGCCAGGTGATGAGGATGCGGTTTCGGCATCGCATGGCTCACATCACGGTATCGTTGGCGGTGATGTTTATTGCTATTTTGGCGTTAATTGGAATCAACACAGCTAATCCACCGATGGCGACAAACACAGCGATCACGCTACTGTTGCTTGGAGGATTAGAGCTATTTGAGGCGTTTAATCTTGAGACGTAATGGGCGAGATCGACTATCAAATACTCATCGGAGCATTGACGATCATATTCTCCGGTGTAGGTGCTTATGTGGGCATTAAAGTCGGGCAGGCAAAGATTGAACGCGACATTGTGAATCTGAGAGAGTCAGACAAGGCGCACGATCAACGAATTTCAAGATTGGAAGAGCCGTATTTCAGGCAGCGTTAATTTTCAGGAGAACCAGCAATGGCAGACGAAAAAGATCCAAAAGTACCAAACGAACACAAACCGCTTGAAGATGAAGCTCAAGAGCCGGAGACGCCTGGGACGTTAGGTTCCACCGAAGGGCCGGGCAATCCCGAGCCTCCACCGCCCCCCGGAACGACGGAAGGCCCAGGCTCGCCGGAGTAAATCAATGGCTCGTCCATTAGTCGCAGTCAAGACACAACCTCGTGTTGTGTGGTGGGTCGGGATGCACTCGCCCGGACTACACACCTATCCGCTGTGGGCGCAATGGCTTGTTAGGGCTGTTTATTTCCTTACGGGCTACCAGGTAACGCCCCACGGTATCGGCGTGGCTGAGGACGAGGAGCAGGCACGATCTTGGTTAAAGGGAAAGAACTACTTTGCCAGGCCAGTGTATTTTGGCCTTCCGTTAGGAGAGGAAGGATCGGGGCCGGGGCCGGTGATTTGGGGCGATGAAAAGATCAACGGCCTATACGCGAAACACTCCCCTGATTTAGTAACGATGACCAGGCAAGAATTTGAAGCTCTAGGGGGTGCGGTGGACGGAGTATGTCGCACTGCTCACGCACGATGAGAGATGCAATCGATCCCTACGCAGCCTCAGACTTGGACGGGCCTTTTATGGTTCATCGTAGCAAATATCATTACAAGCGGTTCCGTAGGGCTGATTATTCTAGCGATAGTCAAGGGGGTTCTAAAACGAAAGAGGCCGCTGGCGATTGCAGCAGAGCTTCACGAATCCCAGGCTCGGGCGGCGAAGGATTCAGCGGACGCCAGGAGCATTGAATTAAAGTCAAACATCTCAGCAGGTGATGCAGTAGTGAGATGGATCCACCGAATGGAATTTGCGCAGATTGCGAATGATAAGTTACATGAAGAAAACGAGCGGCTAAGAAACGAGAATGATGCCTACGAACGACAAATTCAATGGGCAAAGGGCGTGTTCAAGATGAAGGGTATTCAGTGGGAAGATCACATTGATCGCAGCGAGAGTGCCGGATGAAGTGCGCAATTCCCAAGTGCGGGAAGGAAATTGACACGCAAAACGAGGAATTTGAAGAGATAGGACAGATTGAGTTTGCGCACAGTAAATGTGTTGAGAAAGATTTGGAGCGGGAAACGCGAATCAAAACTGAAAAAGACGACGAAGCAACAAGTTAGCGGATTTGAATGGAAAGAGTAATCAATCGGCAGAGGGGTGGTAAGCGACCAGGGGCAGGCAGGAAGTCTAACGCCTCGCTGCTGGGCATTTCTGACTTATTAAATCAGCGTCTGACGGTTCAGAAGCGAGAGAAGATTATCGACAATCTATTTAAGTTCGCTACAGGCTCAAATCCCAAAGCAGCGGTGGCTGCTGCTGGCCTGCTATTAGCCTATGCCTATGGCAAGCCCACAGAGAAGCATGAGGTTAGCAATCCTGACGGCTCCCCACTCTTACAGCCCGTTGCTGAGGCGATGGTGAAGGTTTATGGCTCTGGCGGTTCACAGTAATGCCCAAATCCACTCAGCGGCGATTCTGCTTGCTCAGACCGCAAAGAATGCTGGCGTACCCCAGGATTCACTTGATCGGTTCCTGAGATCCGGGTACGTCCCACAACCTAGACAGTTAGAATTCCACGCCGCGGCGAGAGAGTGTGATAAACCCGACGGCCCTACTCAAGTAGGTTTTGGAGGTGCTCGGGGGCCGGGAAAGTCTCACGCGGTATTCGCTCAGGCTGCTTTAGATGATTGCCAACGAGTCCCAGGTCTAAAGGTTCTCTATCTCCGCAAGATTCAAAAGAACGCCAAGGAACAGTTCGAGGATCTACGCAGGGCTGTACTTCGGGGTGTTCAACATACATTCACAAACAGCGTCCTCCACTTCCCGAATAGCTCAAGATTGTTCCTTGGTCATTTCAAGAACGAGAGCGACATCGATCAGTACCTCGGAATTGAATATGACCTAATTGTTATCGAGGAGGCCACTACTCTATCGCTGATCAAGTATCGGGCTTTAAGGGATTCAAACCGAACATCAAAGCAAGGGTTTAGACCTCGTATTTACTCAACGACAAATCCGGGAGGTGTGGGGCATGGGTGGTTCAAATCTACTTTCATTGTTCCTGCGCGTCAGTTAAAGGAAGTCGATACGCGATTTGTTTTTGGCACAGTTGAAGACAATTTATTCAATGACGTTGATTATAAAAAGAAACTGGAAGAAAACACAGGCTGGAGGCTGAGGGCGTATAGATACGGAGATTGGGACATTGCAGCGGGTCAATTCTTTTCAACGTGGAATCACGACGCGATAGTGAAAAAGGATCTACGGATTATGCCTGGTGCGCCTGTTTGGTGTTCATTGGATTATGGGTTTCAGCATCCGACGGTTTGCTATCTATTCTCGGAATACGATGGGAAGAAACAAGTGATTGATGAACACTGGAGACGCCACGCTTTAGCCTCAGAACACGCCGTTGATATCAAGACGATGCTTGGACGGCACGGACTAACGCTCTCAAGTCTCAAGTCGTTTGTGGCAAGTCCTGACGCCTTTGCGCAGCGCGGGAATGAATCAGGTAAAACTATTGCTGACCAATACGCCGATCATGGAATCAGGCTGATGCGAGCAAACGATGATCGGGTAAATGGGGCGGCGTATCTTCTCAAGTTGCTAGGCAGGCGAGGATCGGAAACGGAGCAAGCTATTGAGCCTCAGATTGAGATCTCAACTCGTTGCGTTCAGTTAATCGAAAACATCCCCACGCTACAGCACGATCCTCACAGGCCGGAAGATGTCTTGAAGGTAGATATTGATGATGACGGTAACGGCGGCGATGACCCTTACGATGCTGTGCGCTATGGGTTAATGACTGAACGCCGAAACCGCTACGACGAATCAGAGCACCAGACAAGCGGCTATCGAACCTACTGACAAAATAAAGACTCGTTCACGGCTACTCTCTAAGCCGTGCGAGAAATAGAAGCCCAGTTCAGCAGTGTTGGATCTTCCGCGTCTAACAAGCCGATTCTTCTCTCTGAAATAACCAGCCCCGACAAGGCCCGCGAACTATTCAGAGAGCGGCGATCAAAAGGTGCTGAGGCTAACTCAAAGTTTGACAGTGGCAACCACTATCAAAACGGAGATGGGTACATTGGAGCAAAGCCCTTATATGGAGCTGCTGGCTATGCTCAGACGATGCTTCAAATCGAAGCTGGATTTGTTTCTGAAAATGTAATCAAGGAAGTTACCGACCGACACATTGCCGGACTTTTAGGCCGTGAGCCTCTGTGGGGCTTCTTACCCTTCGATGCTCCCTTGCCTGATGCAGAGAGGCGCAGAACGGTATTCAGTAAGCTATACAACGTAGTTCGCGCGAAAGTTAAAAGCACGTCAGGAAACTCAGACGATAAAGGCCAGGAGGCGGACGAATCCTTAACCTCGGCATGGTGGAACACTCGCAAAGTTCGTGAATCGCTAAAAAAGGCTGTTCGCACGGCTCTCTTGGAAGAAAGAGCAACTGTTAAGTTCTTCTTTCCCGTGGGCCTAAGTGGCGCAGCAGCAGAGAAGAACCCTCGCATCACAGTACAAACAAAACCCGATCTACCTTCTGCGCTAACCATTCCTCAGATTGACGTTCTGACGGCGGATAAAGCTGGGGTCTTTACGGATGACTTCACTCAGGATGAATTCGGGGTTCATGTGTATAAGGTTGATGAGGAAACGGATGCCGCCTCAGTCACCTACATTCAAAACGGCCTAACTATTCTCAAGGTTATGGTTGATAAGCAGGCCGATCAACTCTATTCGTTTGAGTTGGGCGGTCGATTGTTGATGTACGAGATCACCCGCGACGCGCTGATTACTGAGCAGATTCGCTCACTTCAAAAGGCTTTGAATCTTAGTCGAACGATGATGGTGCGGAATGTGAACCTCGCCGGATCGTTAGAGCGCACAATTCTGAACGCCGAACGCCCGAAGGAAACTAAGCGGGTTCTGAACAGTGAGCAGTCTGCGTATATCGAGCAAACAGTTGACGCTGACTATCTCACCGGAGCCGGCGCGACGATGTTCCTTACGGGCATGTTAATCCGGGACGATCAAGGGAATGTGATTAACCGGGCCAACCCAAATATCTCCTTCCGCGATCCCGTTTCCACCAAGACATTTACAGAAACCAGAGATGATCTGTACGCGGCGATTCTTGCGGGATGTCAGCAAAGGTTTGCTTTGATTTCAGGCGATGCCACGGCGTCAGGTCGAAGCCGTATAGAGGCTCGCTCAGAGTTTGAAAGCAGCCTCAAGGACTCAAAAGACGCTATTGACGATGCTGGTAGATGGCTTCTGGAAACGCAATTAAGGCTAGGGGCAATCTTCTGCAATCGCTCGCGGGACTTTCTACAACTTCGATGTGACTTCAACGCGATTATTGAAACAGGGCCGATTACGCCAGAAGAACGAGACGCTAACAGGGCCGACGTTACTGCTGGGTTGATGAGCAAGGAAACAGCCATGAGTCGCAACGGGGTTGATGACACAGACGCCGAACTTCAAAGGATATCTGAGGAGCCGAGTCCGGTTGTGCTGCCTCCGAATCCGAATCAGCCAGGTCAGCAGCCGCCTATGATCGGATGAAAAACGTAAAGAGAATGTGTGTGCTACTTATTCTTAAATCCCGCAAGACAGCGGAAGGGAAACCAAATGCAGCCAGTTAGCCCAGTGATTCCCGGTTCGGATATTGATGAGGTGGTTTACGCTGCCGAAGGGCAGCCGCAATACAGACCGTTACCTGCTTTCAAATGCTTGGACGGGAAAATACTCACGCGATGGGAAATGAGCGAGGAAGAAAAGCGGATAGTTTTCGAGCAGGGGTATATCTATCTCGCGGTCAGCACATTTAACCAACCGCTTCAGCCCGTCATGTTGGCGGTCACTCCGCCCGATAATATTCAGACCGTTGACTGGGATGAAGCGCGGCAGAGCGCTCTTGAGCGTGGCGAAACTAATCCGCTGGCGATGGTTGCATCGTCGGTCGTCAACTAGGAACGGAGTAAAGACAACGATGTTCAAGATTTACGACAAGCTCGAAGATGTGCCAGAGGCGCAACGCGAGCATTACAAGTTAATTGGCGGGAAATACGTCCCCGAGGTTGCGGATGAGCACCCGCTGATTGTGAACAATCGCCAGCTCTTGAATGAGAAAACCGCAGCAGAAACTAAAGCCTCGGGCCTTGAGACAAAGGTAACGGGCTTAACTGCCGACTTGGAAAGCGCGAGGGCTACAAACCTTCCGCGAGGCCACCGGGCCGTCCCAGTTGCCGAAGTAGAGGCAATGACCGCCTTGAAAGAGCACGGCACGGCCCCTGAGATCGTCACGAAACTCGCGGAACACAGGACCCTCAAGGAAGAATCTGCCAAACGCGCACGGCAAGACAGCCTTCGCGCGGTAGCGAAAGAACTGGACTTTAACCCGGAGGCTTTCGCACTTTTGCCTAATCTTCCTGAGTTTGAAATTCGGGAGAAAGACGGGAAGAAAACCGTTATTGCCAAAGTTAAGGGTGAGGGAGACGTGGTTACGGAAAAGGACGGGAGGGAGTTCGTAGAAGCGTCCGCAGAGATTGCTCCATTCCTTCCCGCACTTAAAACCACAAGTAATGGTATTGAAGTACCAGGGCAGACGCGAGATAGCGGCAAGCCGTCAAACAACATCTATTCCGACATTCGCGCGAAAGTGAAATCGTCGGAAGAGGCAGCAAGCAAAACCACTTCGGTTCCGCTGGGACAGCGGCGCGGAATAACTGAAATCGGCGGGCTACCCGCTTAGGAGAACAATATGCCACTGAGAATTTCCACTACAAACGGCGGCGCGTCGCACGCAAATCCGTTCGTTGGCCCTATCGTCGCTACAGCGCACGTCAAGGTTGATGTGTCCGATATGTCAGATAAGGAAGTGGACGCGAACGGCTATCTCAAGCCCGGTGTCCCTCTCAAGCAAGACGGAAACCTTGTCGGCTCGGGAACTTACGTGTTCGGCGTCACCGTCGAGGCCGCGAAGGTTGCTACCGGCAACACAGACACGATCCTGGACGCCGTTACTACTGATCCCTTCGTCGCCGTGGCAACGATTTGCCAGGTGTCTCAAGACATTATCGAGGGCACGCTGGGCCGCGCACTCACCGCTGACGAATTGGCAGGCTTTGACGTTGCCGGTTCTAAAGTTTCACTGATTCGGACATAAGGAGTAACCAATGAGTACATTTGACTGGATGGCCGCACAAGCAGAACTTTCGCCGGTTGCTCTAACCGTCCGCGCGCAGGCAATGTCACCTGACGACCTGGGCAACCTCTCTTACACGGCGTTCTTCCCCAACCGCGACGTACCGTCAGTTGACCTGAAGGACATTACATCTCTCGATCGACGTGCTGCTGCTGATCGTCGTGAATGGAACGCGCCTGGCCGCTACATTCCGATGCTCACGCCTCAGCAACGTGAATTGTCGATGGTGCCAATCGAGGCATACGACAAGATCGAAGAGCGCGAAATGCAGAAACTTGCGGAGGGTGCTTTTGGCAACGCCGCAATCATTCAGCGAGTTGTCGGCGCTGACATTCCTTCTCGTGTTGACGAGCTTGTAAGGTCAATCAACCGCAGACTGGAACTCGACGCGATGACCGCATGGGCGAATGGCTATATTCGCCAGTACAACCCGCAACGCGGGGACTACTACGAAGCCTCGTTCGGATTCTCAGGCACTCGACTAACGACCGCAGGAACGGCGTGGAACGTCGTGGCAAACGCTTACGATGCGTTTGTGACGTGGTATCTCAGCGCGTCCGATTTAGTCGGTGGCGGTGAGGGCGTCTTGCTTCGCAGAGCCACGCTTAACGAGATCCTTGAGGATGCGCCTGATCTCGCCAACGGCGTAAAGATGACGATCACGCAGCTCGCCACGCGCGTGCAACAGGACATTGGCGAGGCATTCAAGTTCGTCATCAACGAAAACCAACTTGACGTGTTTGATGATGGTGGAACTGCTGTCACCCGGACAAAGGTATGGCCAGCGCAGAAGGTTGCCGTCATTCCGAGTGGTGGTCAGGTAGGCGTTACTGCCAATGCTCCGGTGAAGCGCGCAATGGATCTGGCAAACACTCAGTCTGATGCCGGGATTAACACTCGGGGCGTTGTGGTTTACCACTTCGAGTCGAACAACGGCAAAGAGTTGACCATCGAAGCGCAGAAGAACGCGATGCCTGTACCTGACGAACAGCGGGTTGCGGTTATCGACGCTGGCGTTTAGGAGGGCAAACATGGCTGACGATAGAAAGATCATTCACGGCGTCTGGATTGGGCACGAGGCCATTACCGACGTAGACAAACTAGCCAAGGTGCTAACGCCTGAGATGCAAGAGCGCCTTGAGAAGTCCGGATCGATTACCGGCACATGGAAAGCCGCTGAGTCCGCAGAAAATCCAACTGATTTATCAAGCATGAAAGTTGATGAATTAAAGGCGTTGGCAAATGAACGCGGGATCGAAGGCGCACGCGACATGAAAAAGGCCGAGCTGATCAAAGCTCTGGAGGGATAGTCAATGCGAATCAGAAAACACGGTGGACTAGTTGACGTTGATAAGAGCGGGAAAGTTATTATCACGCCGTTTACCGGGCAGCCCGTAGTAATTAACGGGTTGGAATTTCCGAACATCTACGGAAGGTCGTTTTACGTTGACACGAACATTGCAGCCTCGGGCGATGGAACCACAAGAGCGACTGCCTTTAAGACAATGGCAGAAGCCTTTGCCGCAGTAGAAAGTGGCGACAAGATTTACTTCGTCGGAAACGTGCTGGAGCATCTTGTCACGCCGATTGGTGCGCAGGATGTGACAGTGATCGGCGGCGGGAATCGTCCACACTACGCGGACACTCACCCCGGCAATGCCGAGCTATCCGGTAACAGTTGGCGGAGCGCGGGGACGAATTCGCCTCTGGTAACTTTGCGGAACAAAGC